GTATATCACCATCTCCAAATACAGATGTGTTTACAAATGGAGCGTTGCCTGATTCTTTTTGAATTGTTGGTGCTGATGATAATATGGTTAATCTATTCTCTAATGCGTTTGCAAAGACTTCATCTCCACCAAATCTATCTGGTTCTGAGAATAGTATATTGAATACATGAGTGTTGTTATGAGCAGTTTCCCATAGAGTATCAGCATATATCTCTCTAGGGAATGGGTATTGACCATACTTGTCTATCGACTTTTCATCTATATTTACTAGAAGAATGTTTTCTACTTGAACTTTATCTTGTGTTGAATGTAGAACATCGAAGTAAGACCATCTAATATTATCTATTAGATAAGGCGACCATATCTTAACACCGACTAGTGCAACTATGGTTATTAATACAGTCTTCCAATTATACATTTACATCCAATTCAGATAAACCCAAATGGCAGCACCAATAAGTGCAATCATGAGAACCCAATTAATTGCTTTCTTTCTAAATCGTTTTTTCTTTTTGAGTCTCCATTCACCCTTGAGTTTAAGTATTCTCTCATTCACCATTTAGACACCTTCATTAAACAGCATTCTAAGAAACGCATAAGCTTTGCTTTGATGTTCATTAGTCTTGTGTGACTGTGACTGAACAGCCACCAGATGTCTGACAATTTTGTGTTAGTGTATAGTTTTGTGTTGAATTACTATGTTGTATTAGATTAAGAGTAGTTCCATAATTACCTGTCATGTTGACTGTAGCATTATGTTCACCTGATCCGTCTTGAAGATAATCTACTGTATTGTCATTATTTTGAATTGTTAGATAGAATTCTTTTGCACCATCTGCTTGTTGTTGGCCAAATACATCATTATTATTACCATACAAATAAATCCTTGCAGAATGGCCTGTGCAACTTCCTGCTGAACAATTTCTTTGATGTCCTATTATTGAATTATCACTTCCATGTATATCAATAGTAACATTATGACCACCACCTTCTGTATTATCCTTTGACCAGTTAGTGTCATTTCTATCGTCTATTATGTATCCTTGACTCCACCATAATTTGTTATCTGTTCCGTAACTAACATGAAATTGAATATCATTCTTATTACAAGAAGAATTTTTAGTGCAGTTCTGCCAGAGTTTAATATTTTGGTCATCATAATCTATATCACCACCCCAACTTACACCTGATCCCCAACTTGGGTAATCATTGGCCCAACCTATTTCGTTGTTATTACCAACTTGCATCATGTCAATAATGAGGTCATCGCCATCGCCTATAGAAAAGAATATATCATTGTTGAATCCTTCTTGAGTAATTGTAAGGTCTAAATCATCTCCTGGTCCAACTTGAATAATATTGATAGTATTATCATCGCCAGCAAAAGCGAAACAAGAGAACAATACTCCTATTACTAATACTTTTATTTTCTTTAAAATATCCACTCTTCTCCTAATTTTGTCGTATAACAATCTCAATTCCATCTCCATCGCCAAATGTTATAATGCCCTCGTAACCATCTACAGAGGTCTCTATGAATCCAGATCCCCCTGCTGTTATTATTATATTTATATGTCCGTTTACATCTCTAAAGAATACTAAGTCGCCATCTTGTTCAAAGATATTATACTGCGAATCTTTATTGAACCCTACTGTTGCACCTTTAAGTGAGAAGCCTGCTAATTTATCAGCCCCACCACCAGCTTGTTGGTCGACCAACACAACTTTAGTCTTTACTAGTGCTTCAATAACATCCAATAAGTCTTGTAAAAAATCTACACTTAGATAATCAATATCTAATTCAGTGAAGTCTCCTTCCATGGTATCACTCAATGCATCTGATTCTAATTCATTGAACTCTAAGAAGTCAACATCTAACATGCCTGAGTCTTGGTTCTGTTCATCTGAATATGATTCTTCCATCGCCTGTCGTATCGCAGGTGGGGGATTTACAATAAACATATTGTCAATCATACTAGGTGTTATACCTTGCACAACAATTGATTTAGTTGGTGATGCCTCATAAGAGGCAACTGTTGTGGCCGCATATGCTTGATTCAAAATCGTTTCACCGCCAGCATTCCATACTAAAATTTCTCCTGATGTCTCACCTGTTAATTCATCAGGTAAAAGAATGACCATTGTTCTACCCAACTCATCTATGGTTGTGGTGAAATCGGTCCCTCTCATTGTGATGTTCGCCGTAGGTGTGGTTACATCAACATTTGCTTTTTTAATTCTGTTACCAACACCCGAAGAAAATCTAGATGTTCCTCTTACCATTCTGATAGACATCTTTGATAGACTAGGGTCTGGATCATAATATGCCTCGTCAATATAGACAAGACTATTTTCTGTTAATGAGAGTTTCTCTTCATCGAGGAACTCTATTAACATTCTGCCATTGGCAGTTTCTGCTTCATCATATATGTTGATGTCTGTTCCGACATCAGTTTCTAGTCGACTGTCACCTCTTTTTACGGAAGTGACACCTTTGTTTTCCACAATATCACCAATGGGTTCACCATGAGCAAACCCACTGTATGATAATAAAAGACAACTACTAACTATCGTTAGCAGCGTCTTTCTGATTAATCTGAATAACTGAGTTATCACTTGTAATATCTAATGTAATATGTGCGTTAGGTGTTGCACACGAGTTGCCTGCACCTGATACACATGAACCGGATAGTTGGTTGATATCTACATCAGCACTGTCTCCAGTTAATTCAAAATTCAATGTTTGTGCGCCATCTTTCTGTAGCGTATTGATGTTGTTTGAGTCACCTGTAATATCTAAATTCCAAATTACATCATCGGATTCCCAATCTACATCGAATACATTACTTCCACCGATTAGCACTAGGTCTGCATTTAATCTTTCAGAACTTGCAACATAACCTTGGTCTAAATCGAATATATTCGAATCACCAGTCATGTTGAAATTGATGTCTGAGTCATCACTCGATCCATTAAGACCTATGTTCCAATCTATTGAGTTAGAATCACCAGTCATTAATACTAAGTAATCAGATGTGTCTGCGACAAGCGGGCCAAATAACAAGTTTTGGTTACCTATCATATCTATATTGAAATCCAAAGTTATACCAGTAATAGTCATGTTTGCACCTGAACCACTTGAGAAGTTGTTCAGTCCCATTTTATTACCAAAACCAATTTGGTCAACATAAAGTTTCAAGGTGTCACCAACTTGTGTCACCATAACTTCGTTGTCATCAGTAGCAGCGGCGAAAACGAATGATGTCGACATTCCACAAAGTAATAATATACTTAATAAAAATTTATTCATTTTCTTTTTCCTTATTTTCTATAATCCAAAAACCTCTATCATGTCCTTGGTATATTAATTCCAACACAGCAGCCTCGATAGCTGACCGTGTTGCGTATGTCACGCTCTCATTATTACCCACGCCGTCCTCAAGCTCTAAGAGCTGAGTGCCTTCTTCGATGAATCTAAATACATCTCCTCCAGCACCATAAGAAAGGATAGTCTTTCTTGTTTGGACATTCAATAATACTTCTCCTGTGAGAACACTAACTGCCCTCATAGAAATTGTCACAGCATCTTGACGATACCGTTTACTATATCCAATCCCGAGAGTTCTTGCGCCTCGACCTCCGGTTAGTAGATTGGAATCGTAACCTATTACTCCACCTTCTATAATTATGCCTGCGAATAGCATAGGTTGAAGTCCTTGTGCTTCTGTTTCTGTAGCAGTAGCAAAATCTTGTCTGGCAGAACGAATAATCTGCCTCTCTCTAACTAAGTTGTCTATACCACTCCTTTCGACAACTCTAAACCATGTTCCGCCACCGGCGGTTTTAAGTGCATCTATAACCATTGCTTCAGCACCTTGTGTGACTGCTGTAGAAAATGATGCGATATTATCTTCTGATTTTCTTTGACCTGTTCTATCTTGGAAACTATATACTGCAACAATAGGTTTCTCTTTTGCTGGTGGTAAATTTAATAGTTCCATGTGGGCGGGAAGTCTTATTACTTCTGGCATATCAACACAGATGTATTTTCTAGACATAACTTTATATATGCCAGTCACCACATCTTTATTGAAACCTTGTTCGTAAAGACAGTCCTTAGGGTCATCACTCCACTGCGGAATTGATGCACAACCCGAGATAAGTATCAGTAAAGAACTTAATAGAAGATTACGGACCATTAACCGTCTCCAGGCACTGGCACAGGATCTGAATCCTGTCCGAAGTTTCCTGTTCCTATCGGTATCTCTAAGATAGTTTCTGTACCATCTTCTGACATAATAGTCATCTTAATGTATTCTGAACCATCAGCGTTAGTGATGACTTCATATGTCACTGTTGAACCCTCTAATACAAATGAACCAAATCTAACTGGATTATCATTTGAGAACATAGACTCAACTAAACTTTTAGCCATTTGTGCATAAATTCTTGACTCTAAATTTCGAATGAATTTAGCAAGAGTGGTGTTATCTTCAGCTCTTTCAGCTGACTTTCTTGCAGACTCAAGTGCTTCTTCTATAGCAGTCTTACGAGTGAACTCTTGGTTCTCAACAGTAAGGTAATGAGATGCAGTTCCTTTTCCACTAAACGATGGATTTTTAAACTCGTGTGTGATTGGTGATGCACTCAGAGGTGCCACGATTAGTAATGTTATTAAGACTAAACTAGTTGTCTTTATCCTCATTGTCATTTGGTTTCTCCTTTAGTGCGAGTGATTGTTTATACTCTAACACTGTATTTAATTTCTCTTGCAGTCTTATCTGGTCTTGGTCTAACATTCTCATTTGGTCGATAAGTCTTACAAGCACCGTCTGTTGTTTATCCAGATTCGGTTCTAATTCTTCTGTCACAAATTTCCAGACAAAGTAGATAAAATAACCCATTGCAAGTGCAATTATAATTGGGAATCCAAACTCATTGAGCATGTCTGCTACAGGAGTTAGATAATCTAATTCTATTTCCAGAATATCTTCTGGTAAATCATTACTAATCTCTTCTAGCATCTATACTTCCATCTTCTACAAAATTTTCAGCTCGTGCTACTCTTTCCAAATCTGGTCTTAACTCCAGAGTTTGCGAAATAAGTAAGTCGATTTTTATTATGTCGTTATTCATTACTCTCGCCCTATCCTCTAACATGGTAATAATACCTGTTAGACCTTGGACATTGCCAAGCACACCTTCAAGGATATACTTTAGGGTCAAGAATATGAAGAAGGCCATAATAAGAGACCCAAAAATGGGCGCTCCGACTTCAGCTAAAAATTCTATCCAGTTCATAATATCTACCAGTATTTATGCAAAGCGACCTTTCGTTTGAACTTTTAACCACAAAAAAAGGGACCCTAAGGTCCCTTTTAAAATCCGTGAGGACTTTGGCTATTTTAATTGAGAGTGTATCTCGTTGATAACCTGGGCTTTCGTACCACTCTTCTTAACTTTAAGAGAGTTTTTGTCAGCAAGGTCAAGAAGTTGAACTTTGGTTAATGTTTTCAGTTCAGCTTTGGAAGTAATTCCATTGTCGTTCTTGTCAGCGACTGGAACCGGTGTCGGTTTCGGTGCTGATGTCGAACTTCCTTTTTTTTCTTTTCTATCTAGATAGACAGCAAAGATAACAACTAATACGACTACAATTGCAATTGCGTATTCCATAATATACTCCTATTTCAATTATGAAACTCCATGGTATCATTTCTGTCCATAATTGACAAGGGGCTTTTTAGGTTATTTTAAATAGTCTTGCCGATTGAATATTTTTGGGTGAGTTTCCACTCAGGTTTCTCTTTAAAAGGTATAACTTTTATCTGAGAAAGTGGTGCTCTAGGCTCTATGATTGAAGTAGGATCAACAACTGTTACTAGATTCCATTGTCTTAATAGGTCAACAATAGTGTTTCTACGGCCTGTATCTGATTCATCAAAGTTGGTTGGTTTACCATCTAATTTGAATAGTTCTTTGAAGTGGACAATGTAATACTTGCCCTTTTTGTGGAGTATGTGACATGATTGAAACAGTTCTTTTTCTTTTCTGGACGCCACACCTATACGAGATAAGGTTTCTCTTATCTTTAAGAAGTCGTCCCTTTCAGGAAATGTGATTTCTATTAGGTCTTTTACTAAATCGAATTCATCCATTATTACTCTTACCACCAATTTTCATTCTGTTTTTCAATTCACGATACTGTTTATCATTTAATAACTCTAGATATTCCTTGGCCCTTTGTGTCGATATGCCGAAGGCATTCTTCACTGTATCTAATTTCTTACTTTCGTAAGGTTTATGCCATTTCGAAAATCTCTTTCGTTTTCTAAGAGTATTTATGAAAAACAAGTATTGAAGACGGTTATCAGTACCATGCCTGATGTTCATCTCGTTTACTAGAAAAACAGAATCTTGATGATAAGATAATGCTTTATTGATTAAGAATGGTTGATAGGCTTTCTCTTCGATATCATCAACCATGATATCTTTTTTGTCGTAAGAGACCGACTTTACAAAATCGAATGGATTTCTTTTACCCATTCTATCTTGATTTGTTTCTTAAATATGAATGTGTTAGTGCGATTCCAATTTTCGCTTCACCAAATCTGTGGATTTCTTTTCCATTTTTTGACCTGATAATCAAATCATTATTGTATTGTATGTCCATCACTGGACCATCATCTGTATCTTGTGGTCTATCGTCATACCACATAGATTTCATTTGATGCATATGAACACATTTAACACCTTTGGCCCATTCTACGGCCTCATTTGCCTGTCTTTGTTCTTCTACTAAATCGTCATATTGAGTCATACTTTTCCCCTCATTTAAACTTACACTCACTCATAATTTCTGTTAAACATGCAACGAAATTAATTTCACTGTCCATTGCAAATGCAGATTTGTATTGATAATCAGCGATAAACAATACTGATACAGGTATTGAACTTGGTTCAAGTCGCTGTTCAAGTGTATTGAATACTTTCCTATATAGAGTATTAAAGTCATTATCTGAATTCTGTCCGACCCATTTCCTCATGCCAGACCAGTTCTTCTCTGCCATCATGTCGATAAGAGGTGTGAGTTTTTCTTCTGATAATGTCGCTAGTAGACCACTATCTATTACA